CTAGGTATGCTAGGTAATGGTGGCTGGGGATTCGGTGGTGGCTTCGGTGGTGGAGCTGCTGGAATGTATGAGTTCCCTTGGTTATTAGCAGGTCAACAAGGAATTAATACTAATACTAATAACGGATTCGATACATTACATTTAAGTAATCAAATCGAAGGAATTAGAGATGCAGTAGGTGGTATTTCTAATGCAATCTGCAATAGTACAGCAAGTATTAATAGTAATGTTTCAAATGGATTCTATAATTCAGAAATAGCTGCTGCTAATAGACAAATGGCTAATATGAATCAAAACTTCAATAACCAAATTTCTACAATACAAGGATTTAATGGAGTTCAAAAATCATTAGATAATTGTTGCTGTGAAAATCGTTTGGCAACACAAGACTTAAAGTCAACTGTTATTAGTGAGAACTGTTCAGATCGTGAAGTATTGAGACAAATTGGTCAAGATATTCTTGTTAATCAAACAGCTAATACTCAGAAAATTATCGATGAAATTTTCAGAGACCGTTTAGATGATAAACAAGATAAAATCGAAGAATTGAACAGACAACTTCTAATGAAGGATCTAGCTGCAAGTCAAATTGCTCAAACTCAAGCAATTACAGCAAATGTCTACAATGAATTAAAGAATTGTCCTGTTGGCACTGTTCCAGTATATGGCAGTCAACCAATATTCACTTGTCCTGGAAGTGGCTGTGGATGTGGAACAAACTTTGCAACAACTTTTTAATAGCATATAGTCTATAAGACAAACTCAATATGAGAACTTGCTAATTCCATACTAGAGTGGAAATTTCCACACTAGAGTGGACTAGAGAATAGGCAAGTCCTATTCTCTTTATTTTGAGAGGAGATTTAGTATGATACAAACAATAATAAATGAACCATTAGTGTTATCAAGCAATACAAGTCCAATAGTATTTGATGCTGTAAATATAATAACAGGAAGTACACCTTGTGCTTTTGGTGGATGGCTAGATTATGAGAATGGAAGTCCTTTATTTAAGATATTAGGTAAAGGATATACAGGATATTATAATGCTAGTTTTAGTGCATCAATTTCTTCTGCTACTCCAGGAGTTGTGGCTGTAGGACTTTATGAAGATGGAGTACTATTACCAGACACTGTAAGAGCTGTAACTATTGCAGCAGCAGGTGATTATGAAACTGTATCTTTCAATAGAAAACTTCAAGTATGTAGATGTGGTAATACAAATTTAACTGTTGGAGCAGTAGGAAGTGTACCGACACCAACAGATCCTACAACACCTATTGTTACACAAGTACCAATTATTACTAATGCTACATTTAACTTATCAAGAACTACTAATTAATGATAGCTAATCCAGCAGATATTGCATCTTTATTACTACAAGTAGTAAATCTAGATGTATTATTTAGAGATTTTAATAATGGTGATTTGATGAAAGAACTACAACATCAAAACCAAGACTATCTAGAAAAGATTGTAAAACAAAATAAACAAATAATAGAACTTCTTGAAAGGAGATTCAAAATGGATGAATTGATGGAAAAAGTTGAAGGATTTATTGAAAAGAAAAGTAAACAAGATTTTCATACTTTAGATAAAGATGAAATGTTTAAAGTAGTGGATATTTATAAAGATTTAAAGGAGATAAAGAGTATGAATGGATATGGAAACGAATATAATCGTGGTTATGGTTATAATGGGTATAATGCATATAATGAATATAACCGTAGAGGTGTAGATGCTAAATATAGAGCATCAAGTTATATGGATGGTATGAGAGGAAGCTATGAGGCTTATGAAGATGATAGAAACGAGTTCAATGCTGGTGGAAATTATGGAGCTAAAGAAGATGGTTTAAAAGATCTAGATGCTATGCTACATTATAACTATAAGTTAATAAAATATATTAAAGAAACAGCAACTTCTCCAGAGGAGCAAGAGATAGTTAGAAAACACTTTAGTAAAGCTAAAGAATTAATGAATGTATAGGTATTACAATAGAAATCCTAGAGATAGGAATATTGAGGATTGTGTAATCCGAAGTATATCCTTGCTTACTAATAGAAGTTGGGAAGATATTTATAAAGAACTTGTACATTTCTCATCTAAGGATGGATATATGACAGATAATGTGGAATTTGTTGAGGACTATTTAGATGATAGGTATCCTAGAGAATGTCATTATTCAAAAAGTGTTGGTGAATTTGCATATGAGCATCCTTCTGGTAGATATGCTGTAACAATGTTTAATCATATTACAGCAATAATAGATGGTGTTATTTATGATACATTTGATCCTTCCGATAGAATTATGAGATGTGCATGGAGAATAACAAAAGACTAGAAATAGTCTTTTTTATCTTTACAATATTTATATTTAGTTATATAATGATTATGTTAGGGTAACTTTTTTATATTAGATTTAAACCTCCTATTTTAATACTAATAGTTTTTTGTGTTCGTTTACTCTAACTAAGCTCCTTTCATTGTAGACTAAAGTGCACTTAGTCTACTTTTTATTTACTTTTTTATTTGAATAATATATAATATTAATGAGTAATAAGATTTTTTAAATTTTAATACTCAGTTGCATCATCAATTCCATTTCAACTGGTTGGGAGTAGTTATACTCCCCTTTTTGTTGTAAAAATTTAGAAAATGATATATAATTTAAATAGAATTTGGTGGTGAAATTGTGGAAAAGGATGATATAAAAAAGAGAATTAAGAAGAAGAATAATGTTCTTTTAGACTTAATTAAGAAAGATGAGAATTTACAAAAGAAAGAAAACAGAGAACAAAAGATGTCTTATTTGTCTCTTGCTACTCTATTCATGGAAAAATTTGATGAAAATATTAATAAAACTTCCATTGAAATGAATAATACAATACCAGTTGGAGTAGATACATGGAAGGACTTTTTAAATTATCCAGTAGTTAGAAAATATATTCAATCATTTAGAGATGAAAAGATTATGAATGTTGCAGATTCAGGATTAATGGAAGGTAATAAGAATGCTGTCAATATTAAAAAAGCTATGGAAGATAGAGGTCCAGTAATCAATAATTCAAATATTATTTTAATAAGGATTCCAGAAAAGGTTGATTTTGATTAATGTTTGTTAATGATTTAGTTTTTAAAGGTTATTCAGATGATGGGTATAAGTTATATAAGTGTCCTCTATGTGGTGGAGAAGTTAAGGTACATGAAAGTGTTTTCTATGGAAGATGTGATACTTGTCTAGCAACACTTATTGACTATAAACCTTGTGCTCATCAAGTAGACTTTCATAAAAGTAAAGCAAAGTTTAGATTGAATATTGGTGGTTATGGTACTGGTAAAACTACAATGGATGCAGCCGAAATAGCTATGCATGTATTTAGTGTGGCAAATGGTAGAACATTAATAACAGCTCAATCATTACAACAAGTTAGAGAAGCTGTACTTCCAGAATTAGAGAAATTTTTACCACCTTGGTTTTTTGCAAAGAATCCAACAAAAACTCCATTACCAAAATATACAATGACAAATGGTCATGAAATAATTGTATATGCTAGTGATGATGAAGAAAAAATAAGATCATTAAACCTTACAGCATTTTGGATAGTTGAAGCATCTGGTGTAGATTATAAGATATTTACTCAGTTGCAAACTCGTTTGAGAAATAGAGCAGCTGTAATAAAGAATAAAGAAGGTTATGAGATTGAACATAAATTTATAGGAATTGTGGAATCCAATCCAGAAGAAGGATGGATAAGAGATGAGTTCTTATTAAGGTCTGGAAAAATATTTGCAAGTAAAAATGTTGATGTTTCTTCTTATGATAAATTAAAAACAAAGAGACCAGAAAGTTCTTATCATTCATTCTTATCAGCAACAGTTGATAATAAATATTTACCAAAGACATTTGTTTCAGATATGTGTGTAGGTAAGAGTGAAAAGTGGATAAGAAAATATATTTATTGTTATCTAGAAGTAAAAGAAGGTGCTGTCTATCCAGAATTTGTAGATAATATAGTAGATCCATTTCCTATTCCAAAAGACTGGGTAAGAATATTTGGATTTGATAAAGGTTGGTCTGATGCTACTTGTTTAGCTTGTGGAGCAATAGATCCTAATACTGGTATTTGTTATATCTATGATGAATATTATGAATCTCAAAAAGCAATAACATATCATGCTAGAAGAATTAAAGAAATGATAGATGGTTGTATTATGTATAAAGGAATACAAGCAGATCCATCAGTAAGAAATAAAAGTGATAGAGATGGTGTAAGCTATCAGCAATATTTCTATCAAGTCAGTGGTGTGTGGCTAGAAGAAGGAAATAATGCTATAATGGATGGTATAGATAGAGTTAGAGATTTTATGTATATGGGAAAATTAAAATTTTTTGCTAACTGTGTAAATATGAAAGAAGAAGCAGGAGACTATATTTGGAAGGTTGCTAAAGATGGTACGCAAGAAGATATTCCAGTTGATAGAAGAAACCACTTGATGGATGCTTTAAGATATTTATGTATGGGATTACCTTTTGATTTTAAAGAATGCTATAATGTAAGTAGACCTACTCTTATTGAGACTAAAGATACTTTAATAAATAGGTTAAAACCAGATACAGATATTAGTAGTTTTTTAGGAACTAATGAAGGTGGAGCATACGGATTAGGTATGTATAATATGAACTAGAAAGAGGTGATATTGTGAATGAAAAAGATGATGCTAAAATAAAAGAACTAACAGAAACACTTGATAAACTTGTATTAAGAGTTAATGAACTAGAAAAACAAGTTGAAGAATTGAAAAAAGGTTCATTAGGAACAGGTGTTTATTTAGATGGAACTCCTGAATATGTAAGAGAATATATTAAAAAAGAAGGTGATAAATAATGAAAGAGCAAGAAAATGAGTCTAAGATTCTTAATATATCTGCTGAACTAGAAAAAGCAAAACCTTATCTAGATAAATTTGATAAAGCTAAAAATTTCAATAGTTCTAGAAAAAATGTATATGCTGAGAATATGGCATTCTATCAAGGAAACCAACATTTATTAAAGAAATATAAGAATGAAACACCTTGGGTAGTTAATATGAGTACACCTCATGCATCTATTTCAATAGACAATCGTGTTGCTTCACTTTTAGCAAATGACTATATTGGAGAGCTTATTCCATTAGGTATAGAAGATGTTGATAATGTTGATAAAATTGCAGAAGTATATAAAAGAGAATGGAAAAGAATGAAGATGGATGATCTTGTTCGTGAAGCTATAAGTACTTGTGCTGTAGTAAGAGAAAGTTATATACATATAGTTTTAGAAAAGAATGGTTCTGTTGGAACAAAAGGTAGAAAAACTTTAGGAAAAATGGAAGCATATATTATTGAACCAGCTAGGATTTATATTGATCCAAATGCAAGAAGTCTTAAAAAAGCAAGATATTTGTTTGTTGCAGACAGAATGGGAAAAGAAGAAGTAGAAGAAAAATATCCTCAATTAAAAAATATTGAAAGTACAGCTGATACATTCAATCCTAGTGATAGAGGAGAAGTTTATTATGATAATGACTATACTACTGAACAAGAGGATGTTAGAACTGTACTTACTTACTATGGTAAGAAGAAAGGTAAACTTGAAAAAGTTGTTCTTATAAATGGAATCATAGTAGATAAAAAAGATATGGATTATCCAATATTTCCAATAGGACAAATAAGATGGAAAAAAGCAGCTCAAAGTTGTTATGGTTTATCTTTAATGGATGATGTAATATCATTACAAAAAGCTGTTACTTCTATAGAAAGTGCAATAACTAATACAGCTATAGCATATGCAGCTCCTAGTATGATGGTTAGAAAAGGTTGTGGTGTTGATCCACAAGTAGTTGCAAGAGCTAATGGAGCTCCAGGTGTAGTATATGCTGTTGATGGAGATTTAGATAATGCAATTAAACCAGTAATACCACCTCAAATTAAACAAGACACTCTAGCTATTAAAAATGATTATATTAGTCAGATAGATAAGATAACAGGAAGTACTAACCAATTCTTAGGAGATATTGGTACTGCTGGTAATACAAAGAGTGGTACTGAAAATGCTATAAGTAGAGCAACTATTATTGAAAATAAAGTTTTATTAAATATTAAAGAATTTGTAGAAGATATTACTGAAATAATTGTTGAATACATTAAGAGAGTTTATGCTGGTGAAACATTGTCATATAATGATGGTAAACAACCAGATGGTAAATATCAGTTCACAACAGTAGAACTTCCAGATGAAAAAGCTATGAAAGAAAATTCTAATTATAATTACTACATAGAATTAGAAACAAAGACACCTTACAATAGAGAAAGACAAAAAGATTTATTATTACAAATATTCCAATTAGAAAGACAATATGATGCTCCAGTTAAAACTGTAACTGTTGGAGATATTATTAAAAATTCTGATATAGAAAGAAAAGATGAAATAATTGCTAGATATAATTCATTGACTTTCCAAGATGCTGAGACAAAAGCAGATGCTATTACAGAGCTATACCAATCTGGAATGGAATTTGGATTAGATCCAGAATTATTGAAACAAGCTATGTCTGAAATTATTTCAAATCAAAAAGATACTCCAGCTGTTAAAGAAGTGTTAGATCAAATAGAACAATTAACTCAACAGCAAATGGAACAAGCTAATCAACAAATGGATGATGCTACTCAAACACTAATGGCATCTCCACAAGGAGAAGCTGATATAAATGATTTAACCCAAGAATTAGAAGGACAAGAAACTACAATGTTAAATCAAATGGAATTACCTAGAGAAGCATAGAAATATGCTTTTTTATTTTTATTATTTACAATTTTCAAAAAGTATTGTATAATTAATTTGATGAGATAGTGATATTTCAGTAAAGTCATATTTAGAGCTTGTACCATAGCAAGTAAAAATAATTATGTGAAAGAAGGGAAGATAAATATGAACAATGAGTTGAATACTGTAGAAGATATTGATGCTATGTTAGATAGTCAGTTTAATATAACTGATGAACAATCTGATGATAGTAATGATAATATTGAAGAAACAGATGGAAATGTAACTAGTCAAGAAACAGAAGAAAATGAAAATCAAAATTCTGATGAAGATGAAAGCATTAAAAATGATGATGATAGTTCTTCTAGTGAAGATGAAGGTAATGAAAAATCTGATAGTAAACCAAGTGCAGATGATAAAAAAGAATTTGCATTTAGTAAGATGAGAAAAGAAAATTCAGACTTAAAGAATCAATTAAATGAGAAGAATGCAGAGACTGAATTTTTAAATAGATTAGCTGCTCAGTATGGTTATACTGATGTTAAGAAGTTTCAAGCAGATTATGAAAAGGCAAGAGTTCAACAAGAGGCTAAAGACAAAGGACTTGATCCTGTATTGTATTCTCAGTTACAAGAAAGTAATAAAAGAATAGCTGAGTTAGAAAAGAAACAAAGTGAGACCGAACTTATGAACAAAGCTAGTAATTTCAAAAATGCTGTTGATAAGGCTGTTGCTGATTATAATTTAGGAGAAGATGGAAGAAATGAGATCTTCAATAAGTTAGAAGAAGCTGGTTTTTCAGTTGATACTTTATTAACAATACCTAATCCAGAAATACTTATTAAAGGTGTGTTGTCAGATAAAATTGCAGAGTTTTCTAAACAAAAACAAATTGATAAGTTAGAAAAACTAGATAATCTAAGTGATGATAAACACAATGGTGATGTACCAGATGGTAGTGTTTCACTAGATGATATTATTGCAAAAGAAATAAAGCAATACAAAGCCGATAATTTTTACGATTAGATTTAAGAAAGGTTAGGTGAAAAATATGGCTGCTGCAAATACTACATTGGCTGTACTACAAAGAAATGGTATTAGTCAAGCTGAATATTGGTCAAAAAGAATTTTAGAAATGATCAAATTAGAAAAATCAAATTTTGTATTTAGTGAATTAGGAACAGAAGTAAGTATTCCTCTACATGAAGGAACTACAACTTTTACAGTTCGTAGATATAATCATATTCCTTATGATTCAGAAGGAAAACATAGATTAACAGAAGGTGTTGCTCCTACAGCATTAAAACCAGAAGCTCAAAAAGTTAGTGGTGTTGTTAATCAATATGGTGTTGTTATGGAAGAAACTGATGTAGCTGCTGATGTTCACTTTGATAATATTAAAACTATTTATCAACCTGAATTAGCTAGACATGCTGCTGAAGTTCGTGAAAGAAATATCATTGATAGCTTTACTGATGCATCAGAATATTTCGTTGGTGTTGGTAATACTGGTGTTAATGATATTGATGCAAGTGATATTGTAACATTCAAAGATTTTAGAACTGTTGCATTAACAATGACAAACCATAATAGAACTGGTCATAGAAGATATGGTGGTGCTTTTGTTGGTGTCATGCATCCAAATGTAATGAATGACTTACTAGATGATCCTGTTTTAGTAAATAAATTACTTGTTCCAGGTAATGAAAATACACCTATTAAACAAGGTACTTTAGCTAAATATAAAGCATATGGTATGTATTTTACTGATAGTTTAATTTGTCCAGTTGCTAAAAACACTGGTTCAGTAAATGTTTATACTTCTTATGTTTTAGGTAGAGATCCATATATGGTTATTAAATTAGGTAATGGAAATGTTAAATTCTATGATACAGGATTTACTGCTGATAAAGCTGATCCATTAGGACAAAAAGCTACATTCGGATATAAGATGTGGACTGGTGCAAAAATAACAGATCCAATGTCAATTACAAAAATTTATTCAGCATCTGGATTTGATGTATATGTTGATAACTGGTCAACTGATAAATATGGTAGAGCTGCTTCACAAGAATAATAACTAATACAAAATTAAGAAAGACAATATTGATATATTGTCTTTTTTGTTGTATAATATTATTAGGACAGTTTACAATTTATTCAATAACTGATATAATAAAATAAAGGAGAAATGGAAAATGGTAGAAAATAAAGATGTAAAACCTGTTTTAACTGATGAACAATTAGGTTTAGAAAATAAAGAAGAACCTAATAAAGTTGAAATTAAAAAAGAAAATAAAAGAAAAACTGTTACTAAAGAAAATAGTAAGAGTGTAGAGAGAGCAGACAGTGCTCTTAAAAATGCAGCAGCTACAGCAGCTCTTAAAGCAGCTATTGATGCTAATACTGAAATCAGTGAAAAAGAAGCTGAGAAAACTTATATTAAAGAAAAAATGAAATTTATGTTAGACAAATGTAAGAATGATGAAGTTGTTGAATTTAGAGGAGACAAGATCTATGCTCAATATTTCGGAAAAGAATATTCATTCCTTTATAATGGAGTTCCAGTAACTATCAAATTTGATGGTTCTGTACAAAAATATCCTAAATTTATTTATGATAAGATTATGGAAAAGATCCATGAAGTTTCAGAAAGTAACACTCCAAAGATTCAAATAGAGGATAGAACAGGTCAATAGTTTATAGTTTATTTACTATAAACTTTTTTTATGTTATAATTATTATAAAGAAGGTGATTATATGACATTAGCAGAAATTACAAAAAACTCTGCAATATTTACTGATGAAAATTTCTCTGTTGATAACATATTAAGTTTAGCTAATAGAGCAATTTCTAGAATTAATGTAGAATGTAAAACTTTATTTCCTTTTTATAAAGATACAACAAGTGAATATACTGCCATACCACCTATACATCAATTTGATATGATTAGTCCTTATTTATCTTATGGTATAAAGATGAATGATAGTGCATTATCAGAAGCAAACATTTATCTTGATGAATTTTATAAAGCATTAAACTCTTTTAAAGATAGCATAGGTACATTAGTTGAACAGTACGAAAATGGTGATACTGTAAATGGTCTATCTGGAGAATATATAAATAGTATAGGATATGGTGGAGTATATGGTATAGACACATCAGATGCTATAAATATGGGATTTTTTGGTAGTAATGGTAATGGCGGATCATACTAGAAAGTAGGTGAATTAGATGGGAAAATACCAAACATATAGAGGTAATTCTGAGAATAAATTATTTTATCTTATAGATCAATTAGTCGGTGGTATTAACACCGATTTTAGTGATGATAGTAGTACAGATAATGAATTTAAGTCTATAGTAAATTTTACAATGGATAAAAGAGGTTCTCTATATAAAAGAATGGGATTTGGTAAACTTACAGCTGTTTCACAAATTTTTGCTAAATTTCATGAGACTCCAGAAGTTAAAAATAAAACAGAAGCAAATCCTAATCCAGAAGATTATAATGATAATATAGTTTATATTAAAATGTTACAAAATGATAATAATTGTTTTAGAAATTTATCAGCATTTACTGGAGAAAAAGCATATAGAAAATACCAAGAATTATATGGTAATCAAAATAATAAAT